CAAAGAGGCTGATTGCGGATGTAAACACTAGATGACTATGCTATTTGCCGATGTCAAAAAAGACAGTATAGCTCAAAATGGAATATTAACAACTGAATGGAAACCAAAATATAAAGAATTTGAGTATCCAAAAGATTTTGTTGATTGGGTTGATTCAATTAATACCGGTTGGCAAAATAAAGTTAAATATATTCCTTTTGAATTATATTGCAGACAAGCTGAATCTTGGTTAAGAGACGAAACGGAACTAACTGATTTTCAAACAGAAGAAGAACAATACGATTGGTTAACAGAAGAAATAACCAGGTGTCAAGATAACTCCCTTTATTTTTGTAATAAGTACGGATGGATTAAGGAAGACAAGTCTGAAAACGGAATGCTCAAGTATAAAGCTTGGGAAGCGCAAAGGGTTTTGTTGTTTTTATTTGATTGTGGGCATTCTATGATGATTGGAAAGGCTCGTCAAATAGGTTTTACAACTACCATGTGTCTTGCAGGAATGAAAAGGGTAAACCTCAACAAATCATACTTCATTAAATTTGTAACTCACTCTGAAAGAAAAGGAATAGAAATATTTAGGGATAAAGTAAAATGGGCTTTTACTAAGATTCCTGTGTTTCTTGCTCAAGAGGTAAAAAACTGGACAGACCAAGTGATGTCTTTAGAAAAAAGAGGAGGAAGAAAAGGAAGAGAAGAAGGTGGAGGTTCTAGATTCCAAGTAGATAGTCCACAGATAGACGCTATTAATGGTGGTTCACCATCCGCTGTGTTTGTAGACGAGATTGGTCTATTTGAAATCTTTGGAGAAATGATGAGAGAGGGTAGACCTGCCCTATTTAAGTATAACCCAGAAACTGGCAAGATGTCCATGCAACAACAATTCATGGCATGGGGTACAGGAGGTGAAATGGATAAGGGTGGCTCTGTATTTGAGTCAGAGTTTAAAATGTGTCTAAAACAATGGAGAGAAAAAAACTATGAATATGGAATTATACCACTATTTTTCAACGCATACGCAAGAAGAGGAGTTAATGACAGTCACATCAACAATGAGCGAACAGCTTACTTGGCACTCGAAGGAACTAAAAAAGGGGAACTTGCTAAAGTTCAGTTCCATCAGCACTACCCGATTACCATTGATGATATGTTCATCAGAAAATCAAGAACCCTTGTACCAATACACACCTGTAATCAAAGATTAAACGACATATACGGCAAAGATGTTCCAATAGAATATGGGTATTTTGAGCCTATTATGGATATGAATCAACCAACTCCTGATTTAATAACTGAATTTAGGATAATTGGGGCTAGATGGATTAAAACAGAATCAAGAGAAAATGTTTCTACCTCATCAATCATAATACACCATCCACCAGAGAATGAAGTTTGGAAAAATAGATGGTATCAAGGAACAGACCCTGTTAATTCAGAGACAGGGCACTCAATGATGTGTAGCGCTATATGGGATTCTCTCACGAATAGCGTGTCTTCTGTTGTTTTTCATAGAGACAGAAAGTTTAAACAGACATATCTACAGGTATTGTTACAAAGTTTATACTACGACCAACAAAAAAGAGGAGGTGTAAAGGAATTAGTAGAGAATAATATTGGAGATATGCATGTTGACTTCCAAGAAATGCATGGATTTAAGAGCAAGTTTACTGCAAACACTCAATTGCCAGAGTATTTTCAAACACAAGGAGGTAAGTGGTTTGGAATATCAAATAAAACAAACACTGCTCCCAGGATTATTGCAAAGATAGAAGAAATGTTGGAGGCCTATGCTAATAATATAGACGTTCCTTGGCTTTGGGAGCAACTAAAAACATTTGTAGAGAAAGACTTAAGAAGTTCAACGACAAGTAGGCAAACAAGGTATCAAGCTTCAGACGCTAGGTATGATTATGATGATGCTATATTTGGGATAGCATTCGCATATATAAATGCTCAAGCACATTCTAGGTATGAACCAGAGAATATAAGAAAATCAGAAGAAGTAAAAGACGTTGTAATAAGATTTGTTCAATGTAGGGAGACTAATTTTAGAATGAAAAGAGCTAGAGTTGAAAAAGCCACAGGGAGAATCTTAAAAATATTAGATTAAAAAAATTATATTTCTAACATTAATTGATTTAAAATAACTAGGGTTTTATCGAATCCTAGTTTTTTGTTTTCCCATACAACGCCATGTCTATTATTCAAGGTTTCCCTATATTCATCTAATATAGATTTGAAAAAAAATTTTTCTTTTTTATTCATTTCTTTACAAGACATTGATTTGTATTTATGATTGTCTTCAAAGATTTGTTTCTTACAATTGTACCAATAAAGATGGTACTGAGGAACTCTTCTATCAAACTCAAACTTTGTAGATATATATGATTTTAAAATAAAGTGAGGTGTATTGTTTTTTATTACTTGTTTAAGTTTATTACTAGAATATGACGAAGAGGTTGTCACGCGGCAAATCTAATTGAAAACATTCTGTCAACTTCATCACTCATATCTCTTGTTTTTATATTCACAATCCTTTCGTTCTTAGGGTTAATCCAGCAAATATAACAATCTCCTATTTTTATGTTTGTATTTTTCTCTATAATTTTTTTATATACTTGAAGCTGTATAGAATAAATATTGTATTCGCATTCATCTAAATGACTAAGACCATTAATCATTTTGTTTTTATATTTACTGTATCTACCTATATCTTTACTGGTTTTATAATCCCATATTTGAAATTCTTTTTCTTTTGTATTATAAAACAACTGGTCTAGTGTCCCACAGAGGAGTAACTCTTCGTCACCTACAATCCATTCAGATTTAATTGGGATAAGATAAGATTTTGTTTCTTGATAAAACTCTTCAAAAGCTAACTTATACCAAGAAGGAAGCCCTTCTTCAGGTATTTCATATTCTTTAGATGCGTACCTAAGTTCTGCATATTTATGAAAGTTATTTCCCAATGATATAGCTTTGTTTTTGATATCATCCCATTCTGAAACAACCTCCCAAGTATACATTCCGTTTTTTTGAGCATACTTTTCTGCGATTATATCTTTTTTAAATGGCTTCTTAAACATAGAAATAAATTCAGTACAAGAAATTGATTTCTTGCCGTTTATGTAATAGCTATGGTTAGAGTCTTTGAATATTATATTGTTGAATTTATTCAACTCTATAAACAAATCAGGCGTAAGAATCATCGTAGACTTCCTGCATTAAATCTTCAAGGGCTGCCTCTGCTTCTAAATCATCTTCAGTTAACGGCTTAAATCTATTAGATAAAAAATATTTATAAGGAGAATCATTAGGCATGTCTATTTCAGATAATTTATATCCAACAGCCATTCTTTGTTGTGCAAGATATTTAGCATCAATAACAGTGTACACTTCTCCCTTTTCAATCCAAGGCCCATTGTATCTTAATGGCCTTGCGTTATCGTTTATGCAGACTACTCTAAATGTTTCCATATGTTTTTTTTAAAAAATAAGGCGCCCCTAGCAATAGAAAAAGGAGGGCGAGGCGCCGTATTATGATTGAATATAAATTTAGTTTTTTTACTATTGCTTAAAACAAAGATATAAAAATTATTAATAGAAAATAAAAAAAAGAAAAAATAAAAAAAAGAAAAAAAACAAAAAGAAAAGAAGCAAAAGAAAAAATAAAAAAAGAAAAAAAACAAAAAAGAAAAAAAAATTACGTTAAAATAAGTTAAAATAAATTTTGACTAAAAAAAAAACATTTAAAAAAAATGTTACATTTGTCATGTCTTTTGACACAGTGTTTAATTATTAACCAGCACAGAGATTAAAAACTCAGTGTAAAAAAACAAAAAAAAATGGCAATTTCTTTTAGATTACCAACAATAAATGCTGATTCAGCAACATTGTTGAACACACCTGTAGCAGCTACAGATGTAGTATTGGATAACGGTGTACTTACCATCCTTGACGAATCAGGAGCTCAATCTCTTGTTCTAAAGGCTTCCGATTTAATTAACTTTAATTACGCAGCTACAAGTAATGGTACAGCTAACGTAGTTGATGTAGACTTAACTGGTGTTGTAATTGTTAACAACGGTGTTTATTCATTGACAATTTCTGCTCCTTACGCGGTTAACTTCTTCGGAGGAGGTCAAGAGACTAACGCTATCTTCCAAACAAGAACTTACACAGTTTCTTTAGATGCTACTGCTACAGTTGTTGAATTAAGAGATGCGTTTGTTACTCGTATCAACGCTGATGTAAATAACTATTTTTCCGCTGCTGGTGTAGCTGGAGATATTGTTCGTATCACTGCTGATGCTGCTGGATTTGGTGCATTAAATGTGGTTGCTCCTGCATTGTCAGTTGTTTCTGATAACGTGGCTTGGGTTTCTCCTGTTGGAACTACTAACGAAGTTCTTCAGTACATCCCTAATGCTGCTTTAGTTACTGGAACTTACAATAGATACGTTATTACTCACAGAAAGTTTCAGCGTTCAAACATTGTAAATGGACTTCAAGTTGTTAGACCAGTTCAATCAATTGTTTACCTTAACTCAGCAGATGCTGGTACTGCTGCAACTGTGACTAAATTAACTAACATACTTAGCGGAGCTTATACTCCAGTTGCTGACTATTTAGGATGTCCTGCTGTATAATAAAAATGATTATATTTGGGGTGGGGATTAATTTCCTCACCCTTTATTTATAGATATGAGTCAAGTTAAAGAAGTACAAGTTGTACTCTTTGGAATTGAAACAGAAGGAGATTTAAGAATAGAATATCCTGAGTTATCAGAGATCGAAGAGTTCAAAGATTTAAAAGTAAAAGAAGTAAGACTCTGCTGGTTGATTGGGAATAGAACAAGTCCAATTTACAGCGTGAGCAACCAGAAGGATAGACTTAGGAAAGCTCTTGAAATAGTGTATGGTAAATCATACGAAAGTAGAGCGGATGCTATCTCTTTGTTATCGGGAAACGTGCCCGATATAATAAAATCAGGGATAAGAAAGATGGAATCTTTTAATCCAGAGTATAGACTTAGAGCTAAATTAATGAGTGAGTATATGTTTGAAGTTTTAAACGATATGATTCTCATAACACAAAGTCAGATGAGTGTAATGGAGATAGATGAGAAAAAGAAATACGCTGATTTGGTTATAAAGATTTATAGTGAGTTACCAGATATGGTTAAAACACTTGAAAGCTCTTATGGGGCGAAGACAATAGAGAGAAAAACCAAAAAAGAAGTTTTGGTTAAAATAAATGACATATTGAGGTGATATGAGTTACATGTTCAGCGAGCAAACAGTAAGACCAAATAGGCTTACTCAAAAAAAAGACAAATCTTATCACAAAGATTTTGCTAAATTTTGTCTTGGCTCTATGAGCAATGACTTGTATCGTAGATATATAAACAAATGTCTAGTAAACTGGTCATTCTTTAAGGGTCAAGATGGTCAATGGATATTTGACGAGGATGTTGAAGCATTCTTTCTTGACGAATCTGGAGATGTAAGAAATAGATTAAAGTGGACAAAGAACGTAATAAAACCAATGGTACAACAGTATGTTGGTAATGCAATACGTTTAGCTTATTCTGCTGAAGCTAGTTGTATATCAGATTTTGTAATAAATAAAAGAGAAAAAGAGAAAAAGAAATTAGTTGGACTAACCTCTTTTGTTAAGGCGTTTCCTTTTTTCAAAGACATCATGCAAGAAAGGCAACCAATAGAAGATGATGAGTTTGAAACAGAAGAATTGTTTATGAACACTTTTGTTGATGACTATGAAAAGCCAATTAATAACTTATTGAAATTTATTTCTAATGATGTAAACATAGACGAAATAAAAGTTCAATTATCTAGAAACCTTGCAATTTGTGGTTTAGGGGTTTACAAGGGTTACGAGTCAAACGACATGTATATGGCCGAAGGTGTCAATCCATTGTTTTTTTTATGGGACATGTCAGCGAGAAAACCAGACCTTTCCGATTCAGAATATATGGGTGAATGGTATTATATGGATTCTCCATCTTTATTTGAAAGATTTCAAAGTTTAACATCTGAAGAAAGATTTGCTATAGAAAACTATGGGAAAACAAACACCCAAAGCTCTATGCATAAAATGATTAATGGAGTGTATACGCAATCTGCTGGTAAGATACCTGTTTATGAGGTTTATTGGAAGGATGTAGAAAAAAAAGAATACGGATGGGTTCTAGATGAATATGGTTATCCATACTACACTATGATTAATGATGATAACTCAAAATATACCGATAAGGACCTTATAGAACCAGCAACAGACAAGCATAAAGAGAATATGGGTGGAAAGAAGAAACATACTATTTATGTAGACGTTCTTCGTTACTGCTTACTTATACCTCAAGAAGAAGTTGGGATAGAAGATATTGTTCTCGAGTACGGAATACTCCCATATCAAGAGAAAAATCTTTATGACCCATCTAATGTTAAGTTTCCATATAAGTGCTACACTTGGGTTTATGACAGAGGCGAAATATTGACACCTCTTGATGATGTTATAGACCCACAAAGATTCTTAAATAGAACATTATCAGTAGTTGAATCTCAAATGGCCAACATGAGAGGGACAGGTACTGTTATTTCTAAATCTGCTGTAGATGATAGGGATGGAGAATTTGATATGGTTAGAAACATAAACTCTTCTAAACCAATATTTGTAGATACAGATAGAGTTGGCTCTGTTCAGAATGCAGTTGGTACCTATGGAACAAATATAGGCTCAGGGACCCTTCAAATGTTTCAAGTTATACAATCTGTTCAACAATCTATTCAAGATGTTACAGGAGTTAACGAAGCTATGACAGGAACTCAAGGAGGAAGTGATGTATTGGTTGGAGTTATAGAAGCTCAAATTCAAAGAGGCTCATTAGTGCAAGAACCTTTCTATTGGGCCCTTACTTCTATACTTAAACAAGCTTACGAACACATGGCTACAGTTGGTAAATCCATATATTATGACAATCCTAGAAGATTATCTATGATAGTTGGAGATTCTGGTCTTAGAAATATAACAATTACAGAAGATAATATGATGGAAGACTATAGGGTCTTTGTTAAAAGGTCAGAGACTCAAGAACAAGGAGCTACAGCGGCTAACTCATTATTGTTTACTCTTTTACAAGCACAATTAATAGACCAAATAACTTTTGCTAATTTGTTTAATAGGGCTACCCCTAATTTAGTTGCTGAAGCTCTTCGTAAGTATCAAATTGATAAGCTATCCGCTCAACAAAAAGCAGACCAAGCCTCAAATCAAGGCATTGTACAAGGACAACAAGAACAACAACAACTAGCTCAAGCTCAAGGTCAAATGGTTCAAGAACAGCAATTAGCTCAACAACAGCAACAGGATTTAGCGCACCAACAAGACATGCAAAAAATAGCATTAAAAGAAGTCTCTAAAAATGAAAGAGAGATGATGAAACCTAGTAAAAATTAAAATCAAATAAATGGAAAACAATCAAGAAAATCAAATCAATGTTGATTTATCCTCGGTTAACCTCACGGAACTACCTGGATATTCAACATTAGATGACTCTGCTCAAGAACAATTAAGGCAGGTTGAGTCATTAGCTTCTTTCGACCCT